CGTGCAAAAGGCCAGAAAAAGAAGGCTATGCAGCGGATAAAGCTGTCCCCTGAGAAGGGGGACAAAAAGGGGGACAAAACCGGGACGGAGCAGGGGACCAGAGAAGAGAAGAGAAGAGAAGAGTATTCAAATATAGATACCCTGCCCGAATGGCTCAAAAAGGATTGGCTCCGATGGCTGGATTTCCGATTTGCCAAGGACGGGCAGTGGATGCCGGAAGCCCAAGCCGACGCGGTGATTATGGACCTGCTTCGGCGGGGTGAAGCCAAGGCCCTTAAAGACATCGAGTTTTCCATTCGCATTGGGGCCAAGAATATTTGCCATGATGACGGCGGGCAGGGCTTGCTAAAGCCGGTCGGCGGGCCAGCAGCAGGAACCCAGTCCGGCAGAAAGCTAACCAACGCAGAAAAGACACTTAAACTCATCGAGGACATGAACAATGGAAGTATCTGAAAATCGAGAATTCTTTACCAGAATCGCCATGATCCATTTTCCGAGCCTTGGCACCTACCTGAACAAAGAGACCAGCAGCGTACTCGGCACGATCGACGCTTGGGCAATGACGCTTCAGGACATTACAACGCAAGAGGCTATCTCCGTTGTCTATCGATGGAGCAAGGACGAACTACCAAGGCCCCAATACTACGAACTTGGCGATTTCGCTTTGCACCTCCGAGCGGTTGTCTTGCAGGATCGCGTCAACGCTCGCAAAACTCAACTGGTTGATATGATTCGAGACCGAGAAGAACCCAGGGGCAACTACAGCCATGTTTCGCTACGGCCGTACATCGCCAGGGTTCTTGAATCGGGCGAACAATGCAAGATTGGCAAGATTACCCGCGAGGAGCACTACGCGACGCGGGACCAAGTTCTAGCGGATTTGGCAGCGGCTCAGGTGAGGCGATGACCGACGACCACGAAAAAACCCGCAAACTCCAGGACAAAGTGTACTGGTTGGAAATGCGGGTGAAACTACTACAGGAACGAAACAAGGAGCTTAGGCAATGGATCACGAAACTGACGAACAAAACCCATCCGGCACGGAGGGCAGGGAAGTGAAGGCAGGCAATTTTGTCTGGGTTAAGTGCAAGGTGATTGAACCCTGCGAGAGCCTGATAAAGGTCACGCCGAGCGGCGACGATAACTGGTTTTGGGCTGGCAGGGGGCAGTGCCGACCCGTCGAGCCGGCCAAGGCTTCGGAAATTCCGGATAGTTCGAGCGAGCCGCTAGCGGTTGGCGATCCGGTGGTAGTCGTCGAGCCTGCGCACAAGTGGCACGGCGTTCGAGGCAGAATCGTATCGGTTTCCGAGAGCAATGAGTTTCCGCTAGAGTTCATTTCGGATTGCAGGGAGCGTCTCGGCTACTTTCGATCATCAAGCATTGAGCGAATCGACCAAGCCGACCCCATCAACCCTTCGCACTACAAGCAAGGCGGCATCGAGTGTATCGAGGCTATCAAGGCGGCTCTTGGTGAGGGCTTTCCTGATTATCTTCGGGGAAACGTCATGAAGTACCTTTGGCGGTACAAGGAAAAAGGCGGCGCAGATGACTTGCGTAAGTCGGCATGGTATCTGGATCGATTAATTAAGGAAGTGGGTGAATGAGCGACAAGCCAACACTAAGGTCTGTGTGTATTACGTTCAAGCCTCAAGACCTAATGAATTTTGAGCCACTAGGCCAAGACACGATCAAGTTTAGTTCCCCAGGGATCGCCTTCGGTGAGCCTCAAGAAATCAAAGTGACCTACGAGTGGCGACCTAACCCGATTTTTTACGTTGGGCGCAAGGTGCGAATCGAGGGCGTTTTGTGCGAGGTTTGCTCAGTCGAAAAGGACGGGTCGATTACGGTTCAAAGGATCGAGGAGGTGGGCGAATGATCTATCTAGGCATTGACCCAGGGCCGGTCGAAAGTGCGTTTGTTTGGTGGGACGCCGAAGCCGAAAAGGTTATTAGGCTTGAATCGATTCCGGCGTTTGGCATTGATTCGCTTACGATCGGGCCGCTACTCAAAGGCGTCGACTTTGTTTCCATCGAATGGATCGAGTGTTTCGGGATGGCGGTAGGCCAAGAGACATTTCGCACAGTGGCAGGTATCGGCTGGTTCGCATCGCTTTTGTACGATCGCACTTGGTCAATTCGACTTGTCCCGCGTCGATCAGTTAAGATGCACTTGTGCAATTCGATGCGGGCCAAAGATGCCAACGTCCGGCAGGCTCTTATCGATCGCTTCGGAAAGGTTGGGACCAAGAAACAACCGGGCAAGCTCTACGGCGTTGCGACTCACTATTGGGCGGCTCTTGGCGTGGCGGTGTACTCGGCTGACGTATTCGACCCGTCGCAGTTTTGGATCGAGGATTTGAGGAACAAGGCAGGAAAATAATGGAACGCAAGAACATTTCCCAGCCCGAGGAAGCTTGGGCGGCATGGGACAAGCAAGCGGCGGCGATGGATATAACCCTGAGCGGGCTCATTTTCGAGGCAATGAACGAGCATCTTGGGCTATTCCTGACGCGCAAAACCAAAAGGCGGCCAAAGTCCAAGCCGGTGGCTCCGAAGCGGCAAAAGCGAAATTCGTGGCCCCGGTGATTGTCAAGCCCCCTGACGGTGGATAAGATGTTGGAAAGGAGAAAAATCATGAACTTAGGCGAACTTGTCAAAAGCAAGCGATTTTGGGCGGCGGCGGCTACGATTGCCGTTGTCGTTTTGAAGGATCGCGTACCGTTGTCCGAAGATCAGATCCAGCAACTTGTTTGGGTTATCGGGGCTTGGATCGTAGGCGATTCGGTCCGACCCCTGCCCAAGCCCGACGAGGTGGCATCGTGATTGGATTACCACGGCTCCAAGAGCTAGCCAAAAAGCACGAGTTCGATTTTGCTGACGCTTTCGAGGAAGCTGGCGGTAACACCAGGGCGGCTCGCAGAATCCTTCGGTCGAAACTTAGGGGCGTCTACGGCATCGACCCCGCGACGATTGCGATGATTTTCGCGTTGATTCAACTGGCGTTCAAGGTCTGGAAATGGGCCAAGGACAACGGCTATCTTTCGTCTTACAATCCGTCCGATGCCCCAATGGGGTACATCCTCCAAACGGCGTGGGATGCGGGCGAATTCGACGATGGTGACGACGAAAGCGACGACGAATAACCCCCCTAGCCAACCCGAACTTTTCCGATGTATGGGGCTCGGTGAGTTGGCAGGGGGCAAATACGGAGAGACGGATGAAAGCGAAACTAGAAAAATTGATACTGCAATTAACGCATCGGCTATGGAATCGGCAGATATCTAGGCTGATTTGCAGGGCCTACAGCGACGGCAAGATAAACTCTCGGCAACTGCATGAGATCCTGGCAGATTTCGACCCTACGCAAAAGCACAAGGTCTACTAGTGACGATGGCGAAGAAAGAAAACAACTGGATTCCTTGGGCTATCATCGCGGGGCTAGTCCTCTACGCGGCTAGCCAACAACCAAAGGGAGGGGGTGATCCATCTAAGCCTGCCGGGGTGACGGCCGTAGTCCGGTCGACGATTCCATCGATCAGGGCGGCTTACAAACAAGCCTTTCTCGATGCGGCGGCGAAGATCGAAGCGGGTGAAATCGCCAACCAAGAGCAATGGACCAAGTTCATCTCGGACAATGCGGGCGGCAAGAATCGCGAGGCTCTCGACAAGGTTTACTCGGCGATCGATCAATTAAATTTGCCGGTGACGTTCACTGGCAAGGAATCCGAGATAGCGAAAATCAATCGAGAAATAGCGGGGGCGTGGTAAATGACTGAAATCGGACTACTCACTTGGTACACCGTTCAATTGGTTCTATGGGCAGGGCCTTTGGGCATCGCGGCATTCTTGACAGCGATCGCGGCAGGATCGTTCTACGCAGGCTACTCGATGCGACCCAAGCGAAGCGATAAGCCGATGGGAGCCGCGAAACTTGATCATATCAAATACGATATACTTCCCAATGGAACACTAGGCCCAGGCGACCCAAGAGGGCTGGAGGGGCCGGAATGAAACGGGCAAGGCGGATATCGGCGGTTGTGGCTTACGTCTTCGTTTGGTTCGTGTTTCTGCCGTTTGCAGTTATCAGAGTGTCGACGGAATGGCTGGTTGATAGCTTGGCTATTCCCATGCTCGAAAGCCTGGAGGTAATCGCCAATGACGACTGAGTTCACAGGCTACGACCCGACAATCGAAAACCGCGACGAGATCCGAGCGACTTCGACCGAACTTGGGTTTCGCGTTGGCGATTATGCAGTCCCGGAAGAGATCGACCCTCGGCCATTGATGAGGCACGACAAGCAACTTAACATGAGTTCCTGCCAAGGGTTCAGTCTTGCCAATGCTTGCGAATATGTTTGGGCATTAGCCCAAGGTGGCTTTTCTGCCGAGCGTCAACTATCGACGCTATTCGCCTACCTCGAATCCCAGCGGCTCGACGGCGGCAGGCTATTTGGGGTCGATAAGGGCTCGACAATCAATAGCGGGCTAAAGGTAGCAACGACGATCGGAATGTTGCCCGAGTCGGATTTGCCCTATCGGACACCCTATCCAAACAACGCTCGAACGATCGTAACCGACGCAATGCGGGCTAAGGCAGGCCAGTTCAAAATCCGTTCGCATACTTGGCTAGATTCGTATGATGCAATCTTCCAGTATCTAGCTAGCGGCGTCGGCGCGGTTCACACCGGGACACTCTGGAATGATTCGTTCTACGCCAGCGATGGCGTACTCAGATCAATCAGCCTTCGCGGTGGCGGCGGACATGCTACGGCGTGGCTCGGCTACTCGAAACGCAAAGACTCCAAGGGCCGGAACTATATTTGGCGAATCAACAGCCACAACGATTCTTGGACCGAAATCGCCCCAGAGGTTATCGAGCAACTCTGTCGGCACGAACACACCACGATCGTCGGCGTATCGGATTTGTCTACGCCAGGGCCAAGGGCAGTATCTTGGAAGGAAGCGAAGCCACTAGGATGAACGAAAAAGGAGGGCCGGTAATCATGGTTGCTTTGTTGTTTGGATTGTTTTGGCTTTGTAGTGAACCGGCTAAAGATCCGACGCAATGCGATTTGACGGACTCGAAGCCGTTGATCGAGGAGGTGGCGAAGGCTAAAGACTCAATAATTCTTGACGCAGCAAAAGACGCGGCGGTTTCCATTTCGCTTGCTCGATCGCTCACAGAAAACCATATTGCCGACGCCAACAAAATGGTCGATCCCATGCCAAGCCCCTCGGACAAGCCCCACGAAAAGACTAAGCGCGAAATCCTGATTTTCGTCTCTGCGAATTGCCCCCCGTGCGATCGATGGAAGCGGTGTGAAATGCAACGTTTCATGGATGCGGGCTGGGCGGTCGGAATCGTCGAGGTTCATTCCTACGGGCTCACGCCGACCTTTGAAGTCGAGTCCGGCGATAAGAAAGTGACACTGAAGGGCTACACAACGCTAGAGCAAGCAGCGGAGGCGGTGCGATGAATCTATTGGCTCAACTGTCGCAAGAGGCTCAATTAGGCGTTACGACCGCACTGCTAACCACGATGGCGGGAGTAATCACAACGCTGTTTTTGTGGCTTATGAAGTCAAATGCAAAGACGCAAGACAACCTGGAAAAGCTTGCGATTGAAACCAAGGCAGACCTAAAAGAGTGCCGAGAGGATCGAGACGTTTTGCACAGCAAGTTCCATGAGCTGGCGATGCAAGTTGCTCAGGTGAAAAGGAATCAGTAGATGCAAGCACTAATCGACGAGCTTTCAAAGCCCGAATACGCTTCTATGAGCGACCAAGCGGCAGCGGACGCGATCAACGCCAAGACGGTGACGATTCGAAAGCCTGTTGACCTTTGGATGGTAGTAGAGCATTCGTCTCGGAACGGCTACAGGGCCAAGTTGGAGCTTGCAAGGACAAACGGCAATCATCCATGCCAGGAAACGGCAATCAACATTCTTGAGTACATCAATTCGCCAAGACTCCAAACGGTCGACATGGATTTGCCGTCTACGCGCGGGATGGTGCAAGCCTTGATTCAATGCCACTTCGCTACGCAAGCAATGGCCGATGAACTGCTAGCTTTGGCAGATCAGACCGTTCGATGGGTCGACCATAACGGCATCGGCACGCTAGGCGTCGGGTTGGTTCGCAATGCTCGAAAGAAAATGGGGGTCCAATAAATGCCCGACATCAAAATTGCCTACGGCTCAGCGTTTGACCTGACGATCACTTTGGCTAGTCTGGCTAGTGATACCAACCTGCTCGATGGTCGAGAATCGGCAGCGATCGACAACACTACCGATAAGATGCTTGACTACCTCGTCAGCGGCAAGATCACAACAGGGACAAGCCCAACGACAGCAAGATCAATTCAGATTTGGGCGGTTGCTTCCTTCGATGGAACAAGCTGGCCAGATGTGTTTGACGGGACCGATTCGGCTGAATTGATTAGCTTGGCAAACGTCAAAAACAGTTCGGTTTGCCGATTGGTCGATGAGTTATCGACGACATCAACTAGCAACGAGGACTACTATTTCGCAGGCGTTTCGATTGCTCGGTTGTTCGGCTCAGTGCCTCCTAAATTCGTTTTGTTCGTGACGCATAATACGGGCGTTGCACTTAACGCAACGGCAGGAAATCACGTTATCCGAGTCCAGCCAGTCTACAGGACCGTTTAATGCCAAGCCTACCACGATCGCATCGTATCGTTGGCAGATGGGTACCTTCAGCGGGCGCGACGGGCTTTCGTTTAGTCGATCGCGTTCGCTCGAATCATGGCACGCTAACCGGCATGGACCCGACTAGCGATTGGGTGGTAAACGGTGGTAAGGGCGCGTTAGATTTCGATGGCTCGAATGATTTTGTATTCGCACCGATCCCGAACCTGTCTGGGATTAAAGCAACGCTTTCGGCGTGGGTGCGAGGCGTTCCCGGGAGCGGCAGCACCGGCTACATTGTCAGTGCTCCGAAAGACTCAGCCGGGTCCAACGGCATTGACTTTCGGTCTCCGTCGAATGTCATTTTTGACGTTGTGATGCAAAGCGGATTAGTTGCGTTGACCTCGGGCGTAGATATTCGCGGCTCATGGAATCACCTGTGCGGTGGTTGTGACGGAACGAGAGTATTTTTTTTCGTGAATGGGACCTTAGTTGCGTCTCAGGCAAATACCGGAACTTTAGACACTGCGTATACATCCAGCGAAATCAATCTCGGTCGATTCGGTTCGTTCGGTGCGTTTGCAGCGTGCCAAATCGATGATGTTACCATTTACAACACCGGATTAACTGCTAACGAAGCACGCGAAATTTACCGGCTCGGGCGTGGCTACGGCGTATTCCCCGAGCCTGATTTTGATGAAGGGTTTGCAGCGGCATTTAACAGACGACGAAGAGTCCTACTAACGGCAGGGTGACATGCTAGCAAGACAATCCACAGCCTTAACCGTCATCGTCGGTCCAATCCTAGATTCCACAGGGGCAGAATACGCATCGGCGGTAATCGGCGATCTTTCGATCAGTAAGAACGGCGGAACGCTGACGGCAATGGCATCGGCAGCGACGCTTACCTATATCGACAACGGCATGTATACGCTTGTCACAACGACGGGCAATATGGACACGCTAGGAGCGGTTCAGGTCACTTGCAACAAGGCTACCTACCAGATGCCAAAAATGGAGCGAAACGTTGTTCCAGCGAGCGTTTACGATGCGATTATAGCTAACGCGACCAACACAACAGGCGGCTTACCAGCAGCAACCGGGACAATCTCGGCTCTTGCAGGAGCGGTAAGCACACTGACGGCCGGCGGCGTGAGGACGGAGCTTGCAACGGAGCTAGGTCGAATCGATGCGACAATCGGAAGCCGAGCGACGCAAACCAGCGTTGACGCGATCGATGATTTCATCGATACCGAGGTGGCGGCGATCAAGGACAAGACTGATTTGATTGTGGCATTTCCGGCCAACTTCGGAAGTCTCGATATCACGGTCGGCGGGGCAATTGCAGAGCTTGGGGCTGGTGCTCTCACGGCTAACGGCGCAGGCGATTCGATCGAGACTTACGTTTGGGGTGCATTGCTTGCTAACCACACAGCAGCCAATAGCTTTGGGGCTCGGATCATTCGGTCGGCCAACTCGAACAACACGGTCCAGGTGACCGGCGGCGGCAGTAATCATATCTTCGCAGTGCTTCACGATGCCGAGCCGAATTCGATACCAGAAGATGCTTTTGTTGATGGTGCGTTGTCGGCTCGGGCTTTGGCAGCGGATGCGCTTGGCGAAATAGCCGATGGCGTTTGGGATGAGGCAACCAGCGGACACACAACGGCAGGCACAACGGGCAAGGCTCTTATCGATTCAGGGGCAGCGGGTAATCCTTGGTCGACCGATCTTGCTACAGGGTACAGCGGGACTGAGGCGGGGAACATTCTAAATGAAGTTAAGGCCAAGACCGATACGATCACAGGCAATCAAACGATCAACGTCTACCCTGTGTCGGCGTCGACCCCTGAGAGAGTGGCCGGAACTACGATTACGTACTACCGAAACGAAATCCGATCGGTATCGGTGGTTACTGATTTCACTCTGACAAACCTAACCTTAAGCTTTACCATTGAGGATGCCGAAGGGACTGACCTACTGACGATTGCTAACGGCTCGATCACTCGATCGAACCAGACCTTTACCGTATCGATTGGTACGGACGTCACTGCGAGCGTCGGCAATAAGCGGTGGGCATTGCGTGACATTACCGGCGGGACCAACAGCGTAATAGCAAGGGGCGTCTTTAGCGTCCAGGAGGCAGCAAGCAATGGCTAAGCTCTGCCGATGCGGAAAGATTGTTGCCGATCGATGCGAGTGCCAGGGCGGTGCGAGTACGCAACGTCGAGACACTACGGCCGAAGGGCATGGCACCGATCACAGGCGAGCATCGGAACGGTACAGAGCAAAGCATCCATTGTGCGAACGGTGCGTTATGCTTTATGGGGCGATTGATGCCAAGCCGTCGGAGGACATGCACCATATTCACAGCATTCGGAACGCTCCCCATCTGAGGATGGACTGGAACAATTGGCTTGCCGTTTGCGGCCCCTGCCATGAGGCTATAGAGGGCCGAGAGCTAGAGGGTATGGAAATCAAAGCGTGGTCGGTGCGCTTGTATAGCGAAACGCTAGAGGCGTCCAGCGGGCCAAACCCGGGGGTATGCGAAAAGCTTATACCTTACGGCGTCGATCCTTCGTTATCGCTTTCGCGAGTCTC